GCGCCAGGTATTGTCCGATAACGGCTCCCCGACTACCGATTTGCAGATGGTCCTTGGTTCCTCTGCGATTGCTAACCTCCGTGGTAAACAGTCAGTTCTGTTCAAGGTGAACGAGTCTGGTACCGATGCGCTGCTGCGTGAGGGTATCGTGGGGCGACTGGAAGGATTCAACATCCATGAATCCGCGCATGTTAAGAAACGCGCGGCATCGGCTGCCACTGATTATCTGGTAAATGGTGCAAAATCGGAGGGTGATATCCTGATCGCGATTGATACCGGCACGGGTTCTTTCACGGCAGGTGATATTGTGACGTTTGATGGTGATAGCAACAAATACCTCGTTGCTGCAGCTACTGCTACCACTATTACCCTGGCAGCAACGGGCTTGCGTCAGGCGCTGGCGGATAACTCCGCGATTACTACCGTAGGTGGATATACCGCAAACATGGCATTCGACCGTAACGCGTTCCTGCTGGCTGCGCGTACCCCGGCAATGCCGCAGGGCGGTGATACTGCGGATGACGTCATGAACGTTACTGACCCGGTGTCAGGCATCACTTATCAGGTGGCGCTGTACCGTCAATACCGTCAGGTGCGCTACGAAGTTGGCCTGTCTTGGGGCGTAGCGGCAGTGAAAACTGAGCACTCGGTTCTGCTGTTGGGTTAATTATCGGGGGCTTCGGCCCCTTTTTTTAGTGGAGGGCTTATGGCCGGATTAACCAAAGAGCAGCGTGCTGAACGTGCTGCAGCAAAACTTGCGACCGTGCAGGTTGACGCCAATACTCCTGCACAGCAGGAACTGCAGCTGGTGGCGATGATTACCGATTTCCCGGCATTCCCCGGCGCTCCTAATACAGCCAACGTTCACCCTGATGAAGTGGAGAACTGGAAGGCGCACGGCTGGAAAGAAATGGAGTGATGCATGATCACTTTCGTCACCGTTGAAGATGTCAATTCGATACTCGGTGCCACCTGGGCGGATGAAAGCAAAAAAGCCAAATCTGTGCTGATGGCTAATACCTGGATGAATGGACTTAACCTGAAAATGCCGTGCGATAAGGCAACTCACGAAACCATCATTCCTGACGATGTAAAACAGGCTGGCGCCTATGCGGCGCTGGCGGCGGCAAATGGCGGGCTGTATCAGCAGAAAACTGACTCGGGGGTATTGCTGAGTAAGGCCGTTGACGCTGACGACGTTTCTGTTTCCAAAACCTTCTCAGAACTTGCTACCAACAGCTCTGCATTGCTTGATTCTGACCTGCAGCTGGCTCTGGCCATGCTTAAGCCATACGGTGTTAATCAGTCGCAGGTGCGGCTGGTGAGGGGGTAACATGCAAAATCCGGATGTGCATTATGCCGGTGACGGGCTCGGTCCTCGCGATGTGTTTGTGAATGGAAACCCGATCAGACATGTCGTTTACGCAAACCCGGCAAAGGGCGTTGTTGAGTTTGCTCCGCTCCCGCTGCGGGTTAAGCGCAGCGGCGCAATTTATACCCGAAAACTCCACGGTACGGTGATCGTTAAACCTCAGCAGCGTAGTGGTGGGTGCAATGGGAATTCGTGACGAACTGCAAACCGAAGTCGCTGCGGCATTCGATACCGACCTGAAGGATGCTGTTAAGGATTTCACTGGAACATACACCGTACGAGGTGACTGGGACCCGGTTACGGAAACCGGCACTGAAACGCAGGTGACTTACTCGGGGCGCGGAGTGCTGGCGCGCTATAAACTCCGCCGCATCGATGGTGTTAACATCCTTCATGGTGATGTGAAACTCACAGCCCTCGTTAATGAGGTCACCGACAAGCCAGAGGTTGAGCACATCATCACGGCACCTGACCCGATCACTGGCGTACTCCAGCGCTACGAGGTCATTACCGCTTCTGCAGACTCTGCTGGTGCTGCGTACTCCATTCAACTGCGGAGGGCGTGATATGGCTAAGGGCTGGAACATTGACCCGGCGGCATTCGCCGGGCTGGTGGAGGACGACGTCAGGTTACGGCAAAGAACCATCGCCATTCAGCTGCTGAATGAAATCGTCCAGCGATCGCCTGTAGGTAACCCGGAGTTATGGGCTATCAACGCCACTGCGGTGCAGTACAACAAAGCGGTAGGTGAATGGAACGAATCTCTTTATGCCGATCCTGCCAACCTGACAAAGACAGGCCGTCTCAGAAAGAAAGCACGTGTTAACGATGGCATGGATATCCGGCGTCCGGCTGAGTATCGCGCAGGAACTTTCCGGGCGTCACACTTTGTCAGTATTGGAGAACCAGATCATTCAATACCATCAGAGCCTGACCCGCGCGGAACAATGACATTCCTCAACGGGAAAAATATCATCAATCAGGCGCCGGCCTACTCGGTGATTTACATTCAGTCAAACCTCCCTTACTCCGTACCGCTGGAGAATGGCCACTCTACGCAAGCGCCGACAGGCGTCTATGCCGTCTCATTTAATGGTGTGATTCAGGCCTACAAATGACCCTCACAGAAATAAGAAACGTTGTCATCAGACGAATGACGACGCAGACCGCTATTGCCCAGGATGCGGTGGATTATCCAAACGGTCCTGTATTCGAACCCAGCGGTCGAAAAATCTGGGCGCGTCTTACTGACATCCCCGGACAAGCAGGTGCTAACGAAATTGGAGCGGGCCCGACTGTCCACCGAACAGGGGTTCTCATCATCCAGCTTTTCGTCCCTGTTGGTTCAGGCACTCTGCAGCTGACTCAGGCCGCCGACAAATTAACGCAACTCTTCGAGTTTCAGGACGACGGAGCGCTGAGTTATTTCGCCGTATCCGCCATCCCGGCAGGTGAAACCGATGGCTGGTCTCAGCTCAATCTTCAAATCCCTTATCGCGCTCTGTAGCGCACAATCAACAGGAGGCTCCTGTGAGTTCAGGCGCAAAAGTAGTAACCGCGTTTATTCGCGAAACCACACCGGGAGAGACACCCTCTGCTGGTGTCTGGAACCTGTTACGCCGTTCGTCGTTCGGGCTGATGCCAACGCAGAACACCAACGATAACGATGAAATCGGCGGTGATCGTATGGCGCAGGGCGTTTCCCGTGGCACGATTGATGTCGGCGGTGATGTCGGCACCAAATTTCGCTGGAATCAGCATGATGATTTTCTGGCGAGCTGTTTCGGAGCGGATTGGCTCGATAATGTGCTGACGATGGGCAACAACCGCATTACTTTTTCAGTTTCTTCATACGCTGATGATGTAGGGATCGCACAGATTGCCCGCGGTTGCCAGGTTGCAACTTTCCAGATTGAAATCCCGAATGATGGCGACATCACTGCGACCATTACCTTCGCCGGGCTTGACTGGGAAACCAAAGCCGACGATACCAGCTATTTCACTAACCCGGTGGATGGTGCTGGCGCGCTGCGCTATTCGTTTAAGGAAGTGACAGGCCTGAGTCTGAACGGGGTGGCGGGTGGTGCCGGCTTCTGTGTGGATACGTTTAATATCCAGTTTGATAACAACATGCAGACTCAGCGCTGTATCGGTACCGGCTCAGCATTTGCTGGCGCAAACATTCCGACGACCTTTACACCGTCAGGCCAGATCACGCTGTCATGGTCCAAGGCGGCCTGGGAGATCTACAAAAAAACCTTCACCGGCGAAACGGTGCCGTTTACCTTCACGCTGGAGAACGCCGAAGGCGCTTATACCTTCAGTTTTCCTGAAGTGCAGATTTCTGGCGACTGGCCGGACGCCGGGAATACTGACATCGTACAGGTTCAGCTCGATATCACGGCCGCCAATACGCCGCCAACCATTACCCGCGCGCCAAAAGTACCGGCGACGGCAATCAGTGTTGCGCCAGCCACTTCAAATGGCGCTGTCGGCTCTACGGTGACATTAACCGCCACGCTTACGCCTGCTGATTCAACAGATATCGTCCAGTGGACGTCATCGGATCCTGCGATTGCCAGCGTAGTTTCTACCGGGCAAAAAACGGCGAAAGTGACCCGCAATGCTGCCGGGAACGCCACGATCACCGGGAAGGCTCGCACCTTTACGGCAACGTCTGAAATCACTGTCACCGCACCTTAATTTCCCTGACCCGTTCCGCAGAACATCGCGGTTCGGGCTTTTTATGGAGTCTGTATGCTGATTATTTCTTCTCAACTTGATCTGAGTGGCGAGCGTTGGTTTTTCCCTTTTAAAAAGCCTGATGGCCGTAAAAAGAAATACACACCGGAAGAAGAAGCACTGTTTAAACTCCGTCTGCTGGTGGCCAGCAGCGAGAATCCACAGTACCGCTCACGCAATGCGCTGGTGCGGCGCCATATCGACAAAATGGACGCGAGCTATCAGGTCGGTACCGACGCGTTCGATCTCGCCAGCGTGGGTGACATTGACTCAATTGATGACCTGCTCATCGATAACTGCGCGCGCTTCCTTTTGAAAGACTGGGAGGGAGTAGGTGAGCTGGTGGACGGTATTGAGAAGGCTGTAGCGTATACGCCAGAACTTGGCGTCGCGTTACTGAAGCAGAACCCCGCGTTGTATTGGCTGATTCTGGCAGAGGCTGCGAACATAGCTCAGGGTAAGGAGCAGCAGACTCAGGAAACCGTAAAAAAGCCCTAGAGGCGCAGGCGTGGCTAAAGGAGTTCGGGGGCGAAAGGGGAGATAAGGCTAAATGGCGCCGGGAGCAACTGAACCTTCCGCCGATTCCTGAGCCAGAAATTGATGCAGTAACAGGGGAGATCCTCAATGCCTATGCCATGATATCGCGCAGCAGGAAATATGCTGGCATGGCCGGAGTACCACTCCCTTTGTCCCTGAATGATATTGAGCTATATCTGGCATCACGCACCATTCTGATTGACCGCACCGAGTTTGACGCCGCTATCCTGGCGCTCGACGATGTGTGGCGTGACGAGTGGGCAGCAGAGCAGAAAAGACAGGCAAAAGTGAAGTAGTCATATCATTGTCTGTCTGCATCCATGTGTTAGGATGTTTCCGATTGTAATCATAGGAAGCATGGAATGAATAAAATATTGGCAATGGCATTGGGGGCTGTTTTACTGACGGGGTGTACTTCGCCTAAGTACAACTATGCACCAACAACGCAAAGTTTAAGTGAACCGCCAGTAGGTTCCGTAAACACATCGTATGTTGGAGACTCTCTGTTATCTCAAGGAATTTTAGCAAAATATGAAGGGATAAAAGTTACCGCTCCTGCCAGGGTTTCATGGGCTTATACTGTAACACCAGGGAATCTAAAAAAAGTCGGTCAGGATGGCAAATCTGAGTTCTATATGCCTACAGGCATGGCCGATTCAGCAAATGTTCAGAAAGCTGCGTTGGCTGACATGTGGCAGGCATTAATGGTTAAAGAAGGCACCAAAACACTCTGTGTGATTACCGTCTTCTCAGTATCAACATGTGAAGACAACATGCCTATTGAAAAAACTAACCTGAACATTAGTTCTTCTAATAATTTTCAGCAGACACTGCTGTATAACGGGCGTGTTGGTAACAAAATCAACATAGGCTACCGTGAGTCGTCATCTGATATGGCTAGACCAGCTTTCAACAACGATGTTGAATATGACTTATCTGAATCTAAAGTTATAGGTTATAAAGGTGCCAAAATTGAAGTTCTTGAAGCTACCAACCAGAGCATCCGATACAAAGTAATTAGTAACTTTAGATAATCTTTGTTGTGATTATTCATGCCCACTTGGGGGAGGCTTTTTAACTAATGGGGTAGGCAAGTGAAGATTATTGGTTATATAGCGATTGCAATAGGGTTGATCTTTGCTGTATCGGCGTTGTTCATGGATGTGACAGTAGCGACAAGCGGTGGTTACAGGGTTAACAATCTTGGATTAATGTCATCGCGCCAAAATTACATGATATTTGGAGGGTTCGTAGCCATCGCAGGTATCATCATCGCTCTGGTGGGAGATAAGCTAAAAGGGTCCGGAACTTCAGTCAAATGCCCTTACTGCGCAGAATTAATAAATCCCGAAGCGGTGAAGTGTAAGCATTGCGGGAGTGATGTAACCCCTTTGAAGACAATAGTTAACACTGACGATGCTGGGGACAGTGATAGGCTGGCTGACGTTAATGTAAAGTTAATCGCGGGGATTGTGCTGGCGGTCTTTGCGGCGATTATCGGCGCAATCATGTTTTACCGTCAATGAATTAAAAGCCTAACAGTTTTAAAGCTCTAACCTCGCTTCGGCGGGGTTTTTTATTGCCCGGAGATCGCTAAATGACAGAACAAACCTCACGCCTCGCAATCATTATCGACAGCTCTGGGGCAGAAAAGCAGGCCGATAATCTCGCAACTGCATTGGTTAAAATGACCCAAGCTGGAGACCGTGCATCTACGAGCGCTGGCAAGGTGACAAAGGCTACGGACGAAGAAAAGCAGGCTCTATCTGAACTTCTCGATCGTATTGACCCGGTGAATGCCGCCCTGAATAAGCTGGACAAACAACAACAGGATTTGGCGAAATTCAAATCCAAAGGGATGGTAGATACAGATACATTTGAGCTTTATTCAAAGCGAATCGAAGAGACTCGTAACAAATTAACCGGCTTTAGTGACGACTTGAAAAAAACTGGGCAGTCTGCCGCCCAGACAGCTTTTGCAATGCGCATGATCCCCGCTCAGATGACGGATATCGTAGTCGGACTCTCTACAGGCCAGTCCCCTTTTATGGTGCTTATGCAGCAGGGCGGGCAGTTAAAAGATATGTTCGGTGGAATTATTCCTGCGATTAAAGGTGTATCCACCTACGTAATGGGGTTGGTAAATCCATATACCGTAGCTGCGGGGGCAGTTGGCCTCCTTACTTATGCTGTTTACCAAAATCGGCTGGAGATTGAAGCAGCAACGAAAATTGCTACAACATCGCTTGGTGCTAACGGTGATGCTGCCGAACACCTTGCGCTTAACATGGTTGCGATATCCGATAAGACGGGGCTGGCTATTGAAGAAGTTCGCAATATGTTTATTACGACCAATGACGGTGCCAGCGAGGCAGTAAATAAATTAATTGATGTCGGATATAGCTACGATGAAGCACGGCAAAAAGTTTCTCAATATAAGGATTCAGCTAATTTTACGGCTCTGAATGCTGATATTGACATGCATCGTCGAGAGATACTGAAAATTGGCGACTCTTGGACGGCTGCGGCAATAAAGGTCAAAAACTATTACACAGCTGCCGATAAGGGTAAGCAGAATGTTGCCCTTGGTGGTGCAATAGACCCAACAATGAGATTTATCGGACAGGCCATCGACCTGCAATCAACGATGAATGTTCTGACTATTGAGGGTAATAAAGCTGTTGCAGAGTCTGTTGATTGGATTAATAAGGAGTATTTGGCGGCTGACAGAGTCGCTGGCGCCGAAGCAAGGCTAAAGGAAGCGAGGGCGCAATCAAGAAAAATAGCTTTCTCAGGGAACAAAGAGGCGATTGAACAAGCTAATGCGCTCATTGCCGTTCGTGAAAAGGAATTGGATCAGGCCAAAAAACAGGGAAATGAAAAACCTAAGAAAGAGATAAAAGGTAAAACATTTACAGAGGACGCAGCGACTCGGCTTCTTGACCAGATACATCAGCAGACTGCCGCGATGCAGTCACAATTGGATGCCAGCGATAAACTTAATAGCGCTACGCAGGCACGGGTTAAGTTCGAGCAGCAGATCGCAGACCTCAAGTCTAAAACTCAGCTAACCGCCGACCAGAAGTCGATTCTTTCCCGTTCTGACGAAATATTGCAGGCTTATAAGCAGCAGGAGGCTTTGCAGAGTTCAGTTAAGACGCTGGATGACTACAGGAAAATGCAGGAGCAAATTGCACCAAAGGAATTGCGCCAAAATGAGACGCTGCAAAAACGTCTAGAAATTCTTCAAAAGATGGTTGAGCTGAAGAAACTGATGCCGGAGGCTGCAGGGAAGCAGGCGAGCGACCTGATTGGTAAATCAGTGCTGCCTGATTACGTTATATCAGGTGTGAACAAGGCCGGTGGTACGCTGACGTCTGGAGCAACAAATAGTGACCTGTCAGGGCAGGGATTGAACATGATAGGGCTGCAAATAGATCCGCAGCTTGAGGTTATCGAAAAGCTGAAGCAAGCCCAGACTGATTATGCTACCTGGCTGAACCAGCAGCAGCAGGCGATCACACAAAGTACTTTACTGAATGAGCAGCAGAAGCAGCAGCAATTGCTGGCTCTCCAACAGCAAGGACAACAGAACCAGCAAGCACTAAGCACCGCAGTTTATGCCGCACAGATGCAATCAGCGCAAAATTCTTTCTCCAGTATCACCGATTCGATGGGGGCGATGTTCGGCGAGCAATCTGTAATGTATAAAGCGGCATTTGTTACGCAAAAAGCTTTTGCGCTTGCTCAGGCGGCTGTTCAATTGCCAATGGCAATGGCGCAGGCGCTTTCAAGCCAGCCATTCCCATACAACTTAGCAGCAATGGCTACTGTTGCAGGCCTCATGGCTACAATAACGTCCAGCATCTCCAGTGCTGCCGCCGTCGGCTTTGCTTCTGGTGGATATACTGGCTCAGGCGGAAAGTATCAGCCAGCGGGTATTGTTCATAAAGGGGAGTACGTTTTCGACCAGGAGTCTACAAATCGAATCGGCGTGTCACAACTTGAGGCGTTACGGAACGGCAAGCCACTTGATGCCACATTGGGGCGTTCGGGGTTTGGGACTGGCGTTCAGAACGTTAGCAACAGCCAGCAAACGACCATCATCCGCCCCACAGTCACGGTTCCTCCAATAACCATCAATGGAAATCCTTCTGACGCGACTGTGCTGCTTGTACAGCAGGCTACTCGTGAAGGAGCAAAACAAGGTTACCAGCAGGTTGCTAACGATCTGGCAAAAGGGGTTGGCCAAGTGCACAAGGCATTAACTGGGGGGTATAACACTGGACGGAGAACAGGGTAATGGCTGAAATATTTTATCCGCATGACTATCTCCCTATGCCTTTACAAGAAGGCTATGGATTCCAGCCAGTCAGCCCTTTGAAACGAACTCAACTCACCACAGGCCGGGCGAGACAACGCAGGGCGTATACCTCGACTCCCACGGAAGCGACTGTATCCTGGTTTATGGAGAGCGATGTTCAGGGGCTAACGTTTGAATCGTGGTACCGCGATGCGCTCTCTGATGGTGCGGCCTGGTTCATGATGAAGTTGCAAACCCCCGCAGGCATAAAATTCTACAAATGTCGTTTTACGGATATCTATCAGGGGCCAGTGCTGGTGGCTCCCATCTACTGGCGGTATTCGGCGACGCTGGAGTTATGGGAGCGTCCACTATTGCCTCCGCCGTGGGGTAACTACCCCGAGTGGATAGCAGGTAGTTCACTGCTTGATATCGCATTAAACAGGGAGTGGCCAAAGCATGACGGTGCTTAACCGGCTTTATGCCAGTAGCGGATCGGAAGTCATCATTGAAACGCTGCAAATCAATATCGGTTCGACGGTGCATTATTTCTGCAAGGGCTACGACGATATTACAGCGACGACCGAAAATGGCGCTGTTATAACCTTTTCAGCCGCAGCTATCGATATCGCCATCCCGGCCAGAAACAGCGACGGTACACAGGATTTAAAGTTCGCTGTCAGCAACATAAAAGGGGAGGCGAGTACAGCGATTCGTGATGCCCTGGCAGCGAGGCAAGATGGCTCTATGACTTACAGGCAATATGTTTCAACGGACCTTAACGCTCCGGCTACCGTGCCGTATACGCTCGCTATCAAATCGGGATCCTGGACAGCGCTGCAGGCACAAATCACAGCCGGCTATATGAACGTTCTCGATACCGCCTGGCCGAGATTCCGTTACACCCTTAATGAGTATCCCGGCCTCCGTTACATGAGTTGAGGTTTCCCCATGTTTGAACCTGATAAATACCTTTCGGTCACCTGGCTGAAGGGCGGCAGAGTGTATCCGCAACTCGACTGCTTTGGCATCGTAAATGAGATACGACGCGACCTTGGATTACCCGAATGGCCAGACTTTGCAGGTGTGACCAAAGATGGCGGCGGCCTTGATAAAGAAGCCAGAAAGCTGATGTTGAAGCTTGAGCGTTGTGAACCATGCGTCGGCGCTGGCGTGGCGTGTTATTCGGGAACAATGGTCACCCATGTGGGGATTGTTGTTGAGCTGAACGGGTTGCTGCAGGTAGCGGAATGTAACCCCGGCTCGAACGTTTCTTTTATGCCGGTCTGGAAATTTAAACGGCGATTTATCAAGGTGGAATTCTGGCGATGACGATCAATATTTATCCCTCCCGGTTACCTGGCGGACCACTTGAAAGCCATCAGCATGCGCGCATAACCCTGCATGAGTGGATGCAGAGGAATGTCGAAAATTATGATCCCGGGCTGCCACAGCCAATCAGCGTTGAGATTGATGGCGTGCCCGTAGCATCAGAGGAATGGCCGCGGTGCGAACTGTTACCAGATACTGACGTGAAGATTTACCCCGTCCCTTACGCGACAGGCTTTGCCATTGCCGCCCTGGTTGTAGCGGTAGCCGCTGCAGCTTATTCCATCTACATGATGAATAACCTCGATACGGGAGCCTACGATTCATCTACGGGTAAGTCTCTGGACTTAAACCCGGCAAAAGCGAATACAGCAAAACTTGGCGATCCTATTCGGGAATTGTTCGGGCGTGCGCGGGTTTATCCGGATTATGTTGTTCAGCCGGTCAGTCGTTTTAACCCTGATGACCCAACCAGAATGACAGTTGAGATGTTGATCTGCGTGAGTCGTGGAAATGTGGCATTTGCTAACGGCGATATCAGGATTGGTTCGACGCCTATTTCCGCCTTGGGTGATTCATTCTCCTGGACACTGTATCCGCCGGGAGCGGATGTTTCCGGCGATCGCCGCAGTGAAAACTGGTTCAACTCTACCGAGGTGGGCGGAACGTCCAGCGGCAGCGGCCTTGATATGGCGCAGACGGCACCGGATTCATCCGATATTACCGCCGACAGCATGACCGTTTCGGGATCGTCGGTTTCGTTCACCGGGCTGAGCGATGATGATGGCGATGATTCTCTGCCTGAGTCCTGGGTGGAAGGTGCGCTGGTGACTATCATCGCGCCGACCAACTACCTGATTTCGTCTTCATCGGGTTACAGCGTCCTGTTCAGTGACACGCTGACTGAGATTAACCCCTATGCCGGCATGCCCGTTACGCTGGAAATTAACGGGGCAGAATATGATCTCTTCATCGCTACGTTCACGCCAAAGCAGGATGCTGTTCCGGGCGTGGGGGGATCGGCAGCTTCATTGCGCGGCAGTGCAGCCCCAACAACCTATGATTTTTCGACCAGCAGCCAGACGTTTACCCTGACTTGGCAGGCGACTACTTATACCGTTTCGCTGATCGCTAACTACGGCAATATGTCTGGCCTGCTGGCGGCAATCAATGAAGCGATAGCTGGGTCTAACCTGGTCGCGCAGGATGATGGCGGGGTAGTTCGCATCGTTGAGAAGTCCAGTCCGTGGCTGGGCGGCAGTATTACCGCCTCATCACTTCCGGTTTCCGTTTTCGGGGATAGTCCAGTTTTTACCGCTGGTACCGCATCCAGCGGCGGCAGCCCGGCGATCACCGCCAATGTTACCCTTGCTTATGGGAGTGGAAGCGGCGCGGCATTTTCCGGCATTCCTGAAGGGACGCAGCGGCTGTCGCTGGCGCATCGGGGAAATGAATACCGTATTGCCTCAGCAGATGGTACAACCGCGACGGTACAGCGAATGGTTAACGGAACCGTTGATAATACCTGGCCAGGCTACTCACCCAGGACGATGATTGATTACCAGGCGACCGGGATTAACGACAACAATAGCTGGATGGGCCCGTTTCTCGCCTGCCCGGATAATGAGGTGGTAAATGCATTTGAAGTGAATTTTTCATTCCCTTCCGGAATTTGCGGTTTCGGAAAATCCGGTGGCAAGAATTACCGTAACGTTGATTATGAAATTCAGTACCGGGTATATGGTTCTGGTTCGGGCTGGGTGAGCAAAACCGGACGGTACCGGATGAAGAACATTAATGCCCTGGGGTTCACTGAGCGATTTGAACTGGCTACCCCTGGACTGGTTGAGGTTCGCTGCCGGCGGCGTAATGAGCAGGGCAGTAAAAACTCCAGGGACTCTATGTACTGGCAGGCGCTGCGCGGCAGGTTACTGACCCGCCCGGCATCATATGCCGGTGTATCGTTAATGGCCGTGACGGTGGAATCTGGCGGCAAACTGGCGGCGCAGTCTGATCGGCGCGTAAACGTTGTGGCCACGCGTATTTATGATACCGGCGCCCCGCGGCGCATCTCCAGCGCGCTGTTTCATGTTGGTAATTCTCTTGGCCTGGCAATGGACACCGAAGCCATTAACACCCTTGAGGCAACCTACTGGACCCCGAAAAATGAGTATTTCGACTTCGCGACAGGTGACAGTGTCTCCGCGCTGGAAATGCTGCAGAAGATCACCACAGCGGGGAAATCATATTTCCTGCTGAGTGACGGGCTCGCATCTGTAGGCAGGGAAGGGATTAAGAACTGGTCCGGCATTATCAGCCCGCATGAAATGACCGAAGAGTTACAGACCACCTTCTCGGCGCCGTCCGCCGATGATTACGATGCTGTGGATGTCACTTATATCAATGGCACGACGTGGTCAGAAGAAACGGTGCAATGCCGGACTCCGGATAACCCCACACCGAGGAAAATTGAGAGTTATACCCTCGATGGGGTGCTTGACCCGAACCGCGCCTATCAAATCGGCATGCGTCGCCTGATGAAATACCTGTATCAACGGCTGGGCCATAACACGACAACAGAACTGGATGCGCTGGTCTATCAGTATGGCGATCGCATTCTGCTGACGGATGACATTCCGGGAAATAAAACAGTAAGTAGCCTGGTTATGGATATGGCCACATCTGGCGGTCAAACGGTATTTACCGTCTCCGAGCCACTGGACTGGTCCTTTGAAAACCCGCGCGCAATTCTGCGATACCAGGATGGTTCTGCCTCCGGGCTGCTGGTGGCCACCTTTGTCGGGGATTATCAGTTGTCCGTTCCGTGGCAGGCTGCTTTTGATGAAATTCTGCTGGACGATCCGAGCATCGAACCGCCGCGGCTGGTGTTCTGCAGCTCAACGCGAAGTGTCTACGATGCCATATTTGAGGAGATAGCCCCGCAGGCGGACGGAACCTGCCAGGTGACGACAAGACAATACAGCGACATTTTCTACCAATACGACGACGCCAGTTACCCCGGCAGCGTCTCTTAAAACCAAAAATTTCCCCGATTAACTTTCTTTCGCTCAAACCCTCGTTTGGGCGAAGCCTCTTTTTGGAGCAAAAAAACATGGCCTTTAACCCGCCGCTGGGATCGACCAACGCCGATGTTTTTATGGGCAACGTTCAACGTCTGGATGAACTAGTTAACGGTCCTGCAGCCGACGTTCCCGATCGTGCAGGTGACCCGCTATATTCCTGGCGCCTAACCCGTCAGAGCCTGATTCCTCTTAGCCGTCAGTACATGACACTTGCAGACGCACAGGCGGATATTGCCAACATTCCTGATGGCTCAGCGACCTATGTGCGCAGTGCTGACGGGAGTTCACTTGCGGATGAATATATCAACAACGGCGGAACACTGGAGGCAACCGGGCGTAAAATGCCGTCACAAAGTGGTATCGCCACGGCGATTAATTATTTACTGAGTGGTATTTATCCATCTGACGTATCCTCTTCATGGGAAATTACTAAGAATTTTGTCATTTTCAGGGATGGCACTTTTGCTGCTAATGACGCATGGGATGGGTATTTTGTTCCCTGCAAAGAAGGCGATCAGGCTGATTATTTTGGTGTTATCAACACAGTAACAGCTGGAGAAACAACTGCCTGGCTGATTCAGTGCGACAATAACAAAAACTACGTTAAGGTTCTGGCGGAAACCGTTTCGACAGGTGTTGCAACTGAGCAGGGAACTGTACACGGCGTTGCAACTCAGGAGGGGTATATTTATGTTCGCGTGCGTAATAGTGTAAACCCGAACTGGAATATCAACTTTCTCAAAAAACATTTGATTACCACTGATGACTATTTGAACGGCATTTCTCAGCTTAACCAGGGGCTTTGGCCGGAAAGTGCATCATCTGTCTGGGAAATTACCCGCCAGTTTGTTTTGTTTTCTGGCGGTCTTTCCGGCTCTTATCCTGAATGGGATGCGTATTACATTCCTTGCAGCAAAGGGGACCAGGCTGAATATTCTGGCATTATTGATCTGGCAACCGCAGGGACCGTTACGGCATGGCTGATTCAGTGCGATACCGACAAAAAGTACGTGTCTGATTTAGCAGTCAATGTCACTACTGGTGATGCAACAAGGCAGGGCACGGTTAGAGGAACGGCTATCCAGGATGGTTATATTTATGTCCGGGTAAAAAATAGCGGGAATGCTGGGTGGTATATCAATTTCATGAAGAAGTTTCTGATTGCTTCTTCCGATGTTGGTATTGCTGGCGGGGTTGCTGAATATGACGTTTTAAAAGCTATCGGGGATAACGGTCAGTCCATTGATTACACCAAAAACGGCAATTACTATGTTTTTGGCGTCGTAATGCTGTATGACGGGACGATTAACAGCAGTGCCGGTAATGACTGGCTGGCGTATTACCTGCCAGTATCAAAAGGCGATCAAGTCACGATGTCCGGCATCTACGGTTCAGCGACCGTCGGCCAGCAAATGGCATATTTCATTCAGCTGGACCATGACAAAAATTTTGTTGCGCCCCTGGATATCTATATCAGTACCGGCGCCTCTGACGTCCAGTTAACCCGCAGCGTTATCGCTTCTCAGGATGGGGTGATGTATGTCAGGGTGCGGCGTGTACTGGGTGGCGTCGAACAGGCATACAGCGTTACAGCATTCCAGCGCAGCTACAAGCTGCTGCAGGACCTGTACGCTCTGCAAAATCAGGTTGATGACCTGATTAATAACGGGGCAGTGCAGACGCCTGTTATTGGTGCGACTCTGGAGCAGTTACCCGTAAAACTGGATAACAGATTTAACTACAACGCTGCCGTATATATTCAGGATAACGTTGTCACTGCCGGGAATTACACTTTCGCAGTTGGTACACGTGGGAACCGTCATCCCATCATCATGCGCAAAGAGAATCTCACCGGAGTGTGGACATATTTCGACCTTCACTATGTCACCGGAAACCCTTTAGCATCGCCAACCGAAGAAGATAGTCATAACGTTTACAGCCTGGGCGTGACGAAGGATGGTTATCTAATTGTCAGCGGGAATATGCACGCCAAACCGTGCCGGGCTGTTATATCCAATGCTCCATATGACATTACGGCATGGACGGCAATCAGTTATACCGCGTCAGCGGAGGTAACCTATCCTCGGTTTGTCAATTACCCGGACGGAACCACGCAGGCATTCTGGCGACAGGGGCTATCGGCTGCTGGTCAGTATTATTCAGCCCTGTTTAATGACACGACCAGAACGTTTGGACCTGTATTCCAGATTGCAGCAACAGACCTCAACGCGAACGCCTATGAACAACGCCTCGGTGTTGGCCGGGATGATTCGCTGCACTTCTGCTTTGGCCTACGCGTCAATGCGAACACAGCAGATGCTAACCGCGGCCTGTACTATGCGAAATCGATGGATAAGGGACTGACATGGACAAACGCTGCCGGCACTGTAAATTACCCTGCACCACTGACAGAAGCCAACAGCGAGAAGATCGCTGATATCGCTCTGTATTCTGGTTATGTTAATCAGAATGGCGGCGCGTGTGATTATGACAGCCACTACCACACTTGCCTGTGGCAGACTGATGAGAATAACCATACGCAAATCGCTCATATCTGGTTTGACGGCTCAGACTGGCATGAGGAATTCGTTTCAAAGTTCACATTCAAGGTCAATACTACAAAGCCTCTACTGGACGGTTCCCTTAGTCGTCCGGCCATTGGCTGCAACAAGTATGGGAAAACATGGATATTCTATCGAACAACCGAAATGGGGCGCGATGGAGAAATCAGGGCAATCGATGTATCTGAGCCAGGTAACCCGGTAGAGCATATTGTTACCGGGTTCAATATGGGGACACTAGAGCTGGCGGTAAATACCAATACTCTGATGAACGATAACCAACTGCTGATGCTGGCAACTCGCGGTGCGATTGGTTATGCGGACCCTATGTACGCTCGATACACAGATGAGCCAGGGTATCTGTTAGTTGCAGTGATGCCTTAATAACCCCCACCCGATAACCGTATGCAAGAGTTACCGGGTGGGATTAAAGGGTCTCCCTACCAAATTCAACTTTATATCTGTGGAAGCAACATAGCCCTGATTAGTGCGGCTGCAATCGCATACCCACCAGTATCCGGGTCAGGATGCAATCCATCCCCCACCATCCACGGACGCGCGGAACCATAGGCATAATCTGCAGGGTGAACTCCGAAAGAGCTTTGCAGATTAAGGAATGCTACATCCTGCTCCCGGGAGAGTTCGTACATTTCCCGGGCATAGCTAGACATTGGGATAGTATTTCCTCCCGGACGGTTATTTTCTGCAGGACAAATCAGCATAATATCAGTGGTCGGCGACGCTGTGCGGATGCGGTTAATCATCGTCAGGAGGTTTGATTTAAACGTCTCCGGAGTAATCTTCACCCCCTGGTCGTTTGTGCCCAACATGATGGTAGCCAGATTTGCTTTCAGGGTTGTAAATGCCGTCTCCCAGCGAGTTTCATCGGCATTCACCCAATTGTTAGTATGCGAACCACTACCACCAAGCTTATGCACGATGACACCCGGCTGCGTGGCGTTCTGGATACTGACGCCGTAAAGCACCACACTACCGGAAACCAGCGTTATCGTTACCGTTCCGCTACCTACAGTCGGCATCGACGGCATCGGGATCATCTGCATACCCGCTGCATAGGTGGACAAATCAATCTCCACCGGCGCTGCCATCCCTGGGGCGTTATAGCTGATTATTCCGCCGCCGCCTTCGGCGTAAAGCGTATAAGTGAACCCCAGGCTAAAGTCGTCATTCCAGGTCAGCGTCGCTCCTGCAGCAGCACTAGTGACTGATGAGATATCCAACCCGTTACCGGTGTTGTACTGGCAGGCGAAACCAGTTTGCGTTATCACCGTGCCGATAATATCGGTATTGTCGCCGAACTGGTCATAACCGAACGATCGATACCCAAAACCAATGGGCGGAACGGTGACCGTCGCCGCAGTACCGTTATAGAGATGCCATAATTTCTGCGCACATTTCAGGGCATAACGTACCTGCCCCCTTGTGTAGCTGTCACCAATCATCGCCCAGGAGAACTGCACATTACCGCCATAGGTAAGTTTGTTCAGTCGCATATGGGTTTCACGCAACCGTTCAAGTCCGTATGAGTCAGGAACGGTAGTATCTTCCGGTGCCGCACCGCCGCCAGTAACCGGAGTCCCGTCTGGCATCGTTGACAGCAAAGAGTAGGTAAATGCTTCATACGCCGTAGACACTTCACCCGCTTCCATCTGGAACGTATCGCTGATGGCAACGGACGTGGTGATCCGCACAAAATAGCAATCGGCAGGAGTGGTAATCACCCGGATATGCTGGCCCGTATCAGACAGAGAGCTGATGAACCCTTTATTCCTGGCATAGAAAGCGACGAATCGGGAGTCAGAGTTAAAGGCGAATTTCATCCCAGGTGTCACCGGGATAAAATCCGAGTAGTAGTACCGGGAATCAGGCTCATGAATTATGCCCTGCTCATCGATATAGCCAGATTTTCTGGTGTTTTTGTTATAGAGGTTTTTCCCCGATACAAGAAGCCCTTGCTGAACGAAGTTAATATCAAGCCCATCAGCGAGCACCATTTCCCCCGGAACTCTGAGTGCTGAACCATCTGAAGCTACCGGCTCCATCAGGTGCTGGTAATCAGCTCGCGGCGCGAGATAATCACCTTCTGACAGAAACATGGTTTCCATTACATTCTGTGCCAGCGTGATGCGTGCATAGGCAGAATTTTCAGGCGGGGTAAACTCGGTAACCAGTGAAAGCGTGGAGATGTACTGCTTGTCAGCATTGTAAAACGCCACAAACCGTAACTGAGCAGCGGCTTTATATTTCGTGGCAGGTATGACCCGGATATAGTCAGAATAGACATAGCCAGCCCCTGACGCCCCCTGTACGGGATAGACAGATCCCCATTCATTGATGTAACCAAAACTGGCAGCGTTCTTGTTAAACAGGTTTACGCCGGGGCCAAACAATATGGTCTCCTCCGGCTCCTCAGCGAACGTGACCTGTACACCGTCAAATGCATCAGGTGCAACCTGCCGGAACGGCTCGAACTCAGTAGCCAGGCTGTTCTCTTCAATCATCATCGCCGGAACAACCAGAGTAGGAACCTCAATGCGCATAAACACTGCGCCAGCAGGGATAACAAGTGCGGCTATCGTTTTCGAGCCATAACCATCAACTGCCTGCACACTGATAAACCGGCCTTTAGCATCGTAATACGCTGCCGCCCGCCACTGCTGGTTAGAGCAGTAGCTTTTGGTTGCGTCAATCTTCATATAGCCTGACACCGACATTGACGTGTCGCTGTTATTAGTTATCGTTCCGGTCGATGATAAATGCCTACCGTCAAATACCAGCGAGGGGTTAAAGAAGTTTTTCCCATGCGCAAAACCCAGCGCGACATATCCATTTGTGGTAGCACCATTAATGACAGGGCTGACGATGGACTCGTAATTCGTGTACGGCATCTGGCCGACGCCAAAGTTTAACTGGAATACATCCAGATTACTGATTAGTACAGAGACAACAACAAACGCTGCACTGGCTGGCGCTGTAAATGACGTCACACTGCTGACATCGGATAGGTACATGCCATCAGCATCAAAAAATGTCGCAACCCTGGTGTTGATTCGGGTTGTGTACGGGGCATCGCCAACAATGCCTATCCGTTCTGAATAACAATAATCCGGGTTTGCCGTCGGCACGCCCGAACCTTCGAACAAATAATATCCAGGGGTAACCGTATTTTTGTTGAAAAGATTAACGCCCGGGTTAATCAGTTCCGGCATGATGGCATCAACAGTTCGTTGCGATGGCATTTGACGCCCTGTAGGGGTCAGCGTGCCGGCATTATTAATATACTCGTCCGCCAGCGCAGAGCCATCCACGCTGCGAACATAGACGGCGCTCCCGGCAGGAATATTGGCAATATCCGCCTGTGCGTCTGCAAGTGTCATGTACTGACGGCTAAGAGGAATCAGGCTCTGACGGATTAGACGCCAGGAATATAGCGGGTCACCTGCGCGATCGGGAACATCAGCAGCAGGACCGTTAATCAGTTCATCCAGACGTTGAACGTTGCCCATAAAAACATCGGCGTTGGTCGATCCCAGCGGCGGGTTAAAGGCCATGTTTTTTGCTCCAAAAAGAGGCTTCGCCCAAACGAGGGTTTGAGCGAAGTCTCGGAGCTTTTTACAATCAGCTATTTCAAAGGGTTATATGATGCTGATTGGTTACGCCAGAGTGTCTACCGGGGATCAGAACCTCGATTTACAGAAAAACGCACTGATTCGAGCAGAATGTGAGCTGGTTTTTGAAGATATGGCCAGCGGGAAAAATGCCAGGCGACCTGGTTTAAAGCGTGCGTTGCGCAGACTCAAGCCTGGTGATGTGCTGGTGGTCTGGAAGCTGGATCGGCTTGGGCGCAGCGTGCGCGACTTAATAACCATGGTATCGGAGCTACAGCAGCGCGGCGTAAACTTTCGCAGCCTGACTGACTCGATCGACACGTCGACCCCTGCAGGCCGTTTCTTCTTTCATGTCATGAGTGCGCTGGCAGAAATGGAACGAGAGTTGATCGTCGAACGTACTCGCGCTGGTTTAGCCGCAGCAAGGGAGAAGGGGAGAATTGGAGGGCGGCGTCGGGTAATGACGACTGATATCGTGGAACATTGCCGCCGGATGCTCGCAAATGGAGCTACCCGACAGCAGGCTGCAGATGTTATTGGGGTTGGGGTAAAGACGATTTACAAATATTTCCCTGTAGCTGGCGTAGGGAATTTTGAGAATCAGTAATCGTCAGGGATGTTGGAGATACCGCCCCACACGATAATCAGGCCAAGTATAGTCATGGCAAATAAGGTTACAGATACGCCTGAGATGATTAAAAATGTCATATAGTTCCTTGAGGTGTGTGTTGTCATTCATTAGACAGCAGGAACTGTAGAAGGTTGTGAGCTTTACAAATTTCTGGCAATCGTTTTTTGGTTAAGTAAACGGCCAATGGCTATATGTAAGAGTTAGTTGGGAACCACCAAGTACTTACTCGGGAACCTCTTGGTAAAGAATTGCAGGGATAATCGGAGATAGTTTGAAGACTACTAAGATATTTCCCCGGAAAACATTGCCTCATCCTTATAAACTTAAGGATTTCAACGTGGTAAAGCCTGCTGCTCTTACAAAGTAGTCAGCAAGATAGATTCATGGTACATGACAAGTAGAATGGTTCATTTATATAAAGAGGCTTCGCCTTCAGGACGCGTTTTGAATCTGCGATGCATCCACAGGTATTGCTCAGGGGCTCGGAGAATTTCATGCTCGATGATCTTATTCATATAACCCGCTGCGGCGACCTTGTCTTCCCCTGGATAGCCTGACAACGGATTGCTGATATACATGCGATAACCTTTTTTATCGCTACGTCGAATCATGCTAAGTGTGATCAGTTGTGCACCTGCGAGTTTTGACAGAGCATATGTTCCGTTCGTTGAGGCTGCTTTTTTTACCGAGAAAAAAGGTGCAAAAACGCTTCCCTTAGGCCCATAATCCTGATCTGGTGCAAACCACACGGCTTCACCAGCTTTCAATGCATGAACAAAACCAGATAAATTACGCCGATTAATCATCGCTTTATTTGAACGCATACGCCCTTTTGTCTGTACCCATTCCATTAATAGATTATTGTGTGGGCGATACGTTGCCATCATAGGATGGCATAAACCCATTACTCTTCCACACAACTCAAGGGACATAAAATGAATCCCGACAACCATTACCCCTCTGGTCGCACCGGTCAGGTTTTCAAGCCCTTCGACATCAAACCATTTTTTGACTCTCGCATCACTCCAGAACCAGGCCATTCCTGTTTCCATCAGTCCCAGTCCGAGAGAAACAAAGTTTTTATTGACCATCTGGCTCCGGGCAAACGGTGTCATCTCGGGAAAGCAGAGTTCGATATTTCTAATCGCAATTCCTTCCCGACGTTTCAGAAAGGGTCTGGATATTTTTCCAAGACCAGAGCCCAGAATATGTAAAACCGGGTAAGGAAGCTGAACGAGAAGCCACAGCAGACCCAAACCAGTCCAGGTAAGCCAGTAGCGGGGATGGAGTAAATTATAAGTAAAAGTCTGTGACATAAATTTCCTTAATGCTAATGGAGTTATAACGCAAAAGGGAAATGCTGAGAAAATTCGTCTTTAGCGATACTCATTCTTTTAGACAGTTTGAATTCGTATAAATTCAGAAGAAACAATTTCAATTACTGGCAACAGTTTTTGAATAGTCAGGGATACATTGTAAATCAGCAAAGTTATGCTGTTATAACTTCATGGGTTTTTCATTGATATTCAAGAAATTGTCTTCTAGATTCATCATCATCAAGGTACTCAAAAGAAAGAAGGCGAATTTTGGTAAGTTTATAAAACCACTCACAATCGTTTCGTTGAATAATTTCGCCTGGTTTGAAACATATCCCGGATGCCACCCGGATAATGGCATATTTACCATTACTAAACCTGACCCGGTGAATACAGAAAGGTTGGCCAGCCTGCCCGTGACAGCGGTTCGACAGGATACGTCCTTCAATAAAAACAGATTTTTTAGATTTCATTATCATACCCTCGACAACTGCAGTACAGGAGGAACGTTGTCATTTTCCGACATCACTGACGTTAAGTGGCAGAAGCTAATCAGCCGCCGATACACCAGCATTCTGATGGTCTGAACAACAGCCCGCAGGCAGGGCACTCAAGAACGGCATCTTTTCTTAGCTTACCTGCTTTCTGATCGGCTCTGTGTGCGCATACCGGGCAGGCAACATGAACCGGTCTTTCTTTAAAATATCTGAGCCCTTTTGTATAAGACATAAATGATTCTCTGAGGAATACAGTAATTATTATACGCTTTGATATAAAAATAACTGGCATAAGTTATGTTAAGTTGTGTCTGAATCAGGATGTCAGATATTGAAAATTGAACGCCTGATTTATGATACACTATCCTTCCGTGAGAAATTTATGATGAAATCAGAAGACACCCTTGACTGGTATCCGGCACAACTACCGCCTGTGAAAATTATTCTTGGCGAAGCTGTGCTGGCTGTGGGTAAACAGGGCCGACCGATTAATACCCGCACCTTGCTGGAATACCTTCAGGTCATGCAGGAAAAACAAAAAAGGCGGGATGACAAAATCGCCATGCAGACTGCGATTGATGTTCTCAGGGATAATCAGCGCATTAACGGCAGACGTTAATGCGCCTCCGGGATCAGTGTCAGTTCTGAATGATCTCAACCGTATGGTTTTGTCCATCATCCTTCAGCGGTATTCTGTCATCAGGGAGAAGAACACCATCCAGCGTCACGCGATATTCTGCATCACCGCGTGAGACACTAATCTGATAGTGGCTTTCACCATACTGATAAGCAATAGAAAAAGACGGCCACGTATCCGGTAATAGGGCATGAACACTAAAGTCAGTGCCGGTGCGTTTTATCCCCAGTAATTCCTCTGTAAGTAAACGCCAGGCCCAGCCTGCAGAACCGGTGTACCAGCTCCAGCCTGCACGACCAGTATGGGGAGTGACGCTGTAGACATCAGCACTCATGACATAAGGTTCAGCTTTATAAATCCCGACAGAGCCCGCATTGAGAGTATGATTTACAGGGTTGAGCATTGACCAGAGTTGCCAGGCTCGTTTGGCATTCCCCATCCGGGCAAATGCCATCACGGCCCAGATGGCGCCATGAGTATACTGCCCTCCGTTTTCCCGCACACCGGGCAGGTACCCCTGTATGTAGCCCGGATTTGGACCGTGTCCGTCGAAAGGAGGCGTTAACAGTTTGATCAGCCCGCCTTTGTTATCCACAAGGTGCTTATCCAGCGCCTGCATGGCCTTTGCGCACCGTCCCGGGCTCGCGGCACCGGACAATACAGACCAGCTCTGCGCAATCGCATCAATCCGGCAGTCCTGTGAGGTTTTCGATCCCAGGGGAGTACCATCGTCAAAATACCCGCGCCGGTACCATTCCCCATCCCAGGCGTGGGCTTCGAGATTGCTTTGCAGGCGCAGAGCCTGTGAATGGCACATCGCGGCGACGCTTTCATCCAGCCTGCGCTCCGCCAGCGCTGCAAACCGCTGCAAAATGTCGTACAGGAAGAAGCCCAGCCAGACGCTTTCACCTTTGCCTTCGATACCCACCCGGTTCATCCCGTCATTCCAGTCACCAGCCCCCATCAGCGGCAGGCCATGCTCCCCGAAGCGAAGTCCATGGCGAATAGCTTTGACACAGTGTAACCAGAGAGTCTCTCCGATGCCGCTGATGACCGGCGTGTCATAGACAGACTCTTCACCAGGCGGAAGCAGGCGCCCCTCCAGATAAGGAATGTGTATTCCCAGAGCCTCCATATCCCCCGTCGTTTCAACATAGTGGCAAACGGCAAGCGGCAGCCACAGGTAGTCATCTGAACAACGGGTACGGACACCGTTACCGTGTGGTGGGTGCCACCAGTGCTGCACATCCCCCTCGATAAACTGCCGGGAGGCACAGAGTATTATCTGTTCACGCAACCGGTTCGGATCAGCATGGCTCAGTGCCAGTGAATCCTGCAACTGATCGCGAAAACCATATGCACCGCCAGACTGATAGTAACCACTGCGGGCCATAAGGCGACAGGCGACTGTCTGATATAACAGCCAGCCATTGACCAGTAAATTTACTGACGTGTCGGGGGTGTTAACCACGATTTTATCGAGCACATTGTGCCAGTGGTTATGAATCCGGTTCAGCTCCTGGCGGACTGTATCCTCGTTCATGTAATGGGCCAGCGTCTCATTAGCACAAACATCATTCTCTTCTGCGCCGAGGATAAAAATAAACGTCCTCTGATCCCCATCAATTAATGTTACCGTCGATTGTACCGCCCCGCAGGGATCCAGACCGGCGCCCGTGTTACCTGAAAGCCTGCGCAGTTTCATGGCTGACGGCGCGTGAAGGGAACCATTACGGCCAATAAACTCCCGACGGTCCCCGGTCAGCGAACAGTCATTACCGCTGACGGCAAAAAATGCAGTTCGGCCTCCACCATTATCACCATAAAAGTTGTTCGCCAGCACCCCGCAACCGCCAGACGTTCTGGCCGCATGTGTCACAATGTGAGGAGCTGAGCGAGTTCGTGATCCTCCGAGCGTCCACTCTACATAACCTGTGACGGAGAGTTGACGTGTCCGTCCCGAAGAGTTACTGAGTGTCAGGAGCACCAGTTTAACTGGCGCCTCTTCGGCAACCAGGACCGTCAGCTCGCTGTCTATTCCACTCTCTCGATGGGCAAAAACGCTGTAGCCAAAACCATGCCGGGTCAGGTAATCACCGTGTCCGCGAACAGGCAACGCTGTCGGTGACCAGTTTTCCCCGGTCTCTTCATCACGCAGATAAAACGCCTCGCCAGAGCGATCGCTCACAGGATCGTTTTCCCAGGGTGTTAACCGGTATTCATGGGCATTCTCATACCAGGTATAGGCCTGTCCTGCCTCTGAGATCACGCTGCCAAAACGGGGATTTGCCAGTACGTTTGACCAGGGAGCCGGTGTCTGCGCATTTTCCCGCATAACAATTTGATATTCCCGTCCATCCTGAGAAAATCCACCGAACCCATTGAAATAGCATAACTGACTGATATCGGGGGGCCAGTCCGTATGTTGATTACGCTCGCGCACTGCACGCGGCATGAATGCTATGACCGGCGATTTCAGGGTATGGATACGTTGGTTAAGCTGCTCATTAATACTCCCTGCGCGGTCATCAAGATAAAGACAGGCCACGCTCATCAGAAGCAACTTATCTTCTGCGGAGAGATGCTCGCCATTACGGACAAAAAGACCGCCCGTTTTGTCCAGCAGACTGGCTTCAGACCCCGCATAAATTAATTCCATAATTTGATTTTGTAATCCCTGCTGGTAGCCACCGGGGCTGTTATTCAGGATAACCAAATCAACATCCAGTCCTTTCTGTCGCCAGTAACGGTGTGCCTGAATCAGTGTGGTCACTGAGGCGATACTTTCTTCGCCGGTTATACTGAGCAGTACTATCGGCAGATCGCCTGAAATTGCCCAGCCCCACAGACCGGACTGACCACGCCGGTTGCGGCTGATCACCTGGCCTTCAGCGCGTAGCTCCTGGACAGGGTAAAGCACAGCACTGGCGAGACGATTAAACAAAGTTGCATCATCTTCACTGGCATTCATCTGGCGTAATACCACCAGACTGTGAGACCAGGCCAGTTCAAAGACGCGATCGGCAATAGGGTAATCGCGATATTTTTCCAGCAGGGCCAGGCTCTGCTGGCGGTTCTCGCTGATACCATAAACGATATCAATCGTAACCGGATGCCCCGGCTGTAGAGTGATGGAGTGACGTATAGCCAGTATCGGATCCAGCACTGACCCCGACGTGTTGCTGAGCGTCCCTCCCGCCTCTATTGCCTGGGCATTCGCAGGATTTCTGCCACGTCCAATAAACCTTGCCCTGTCCGTTTCAAACGACACGTTATTTCGGTTATCGCCGTGCACCACCATCATGTGAAACAGGCAAGGACCCGGTTCATCCGGTGAGCGCGGGCGCCGGTGGCAAAGAATAGCGTCACGCTCAGGAACCAGCTCAGTCTGAATAAACAGATTGCTGAATGCCGGGTGTGCCAGATCGCTGGCAGCCGCTGCCAGGACCACTTCAGCATAGGTTGTCAGCTCCAGAGAGCGAGGCTTGCGACCACGATGAATCAGTGTGAGCCGTCGTAATTCAACATCATCCTCCGGAGAGATCACCACCTGAGTTTTGACGCTGAGTCCCCCGAAGCTGCGTCTGAATTCTGCCCCCGCATCGGTGAATAACACTTCCTCGTCTTGTCCGCTGATGTAGCCTGTCGGTTGCCAGGTATTGCTCCACACATCTCCCGTCTGGGTATCGCGGATATAGCAGAATGCTCCCCAGTTATCACGGGTGGTATCACTGCGCCAGCGTGTTATTGCAATATCGTTCCAGCGACTGTAACCGCCGCCGGCTGCGGTCAGCATCAGATGATAATGGCCGTTGGACAGAAGTTGAATATCCGGGGCAGGGGTATCCACGCTATAGAAAATACGGGGTTCATAGCGGACGGGTTTGACCCTGCCCTCATGAGATTCAAAATGACGGCGCGGACTGTACAGATCGACCGCATCCGGCACGCGCTCCTGTAACAGCAGACTCGCTGACCGGAATACCGTACTGGACATAAAGCGTTCAGTCATGGGGGCGTCAAGCAGCACATGAGCCAGCGCCTGAAATGCCATACCCTGGTGATGCGCCATCCAGGACTGTACCACCGCATAGAGCTGACCGGTTGCAAGACGTGAGGGGGTATAGTCCAGCGCTTCATAAAAACCGTATTCTCCGCGTGCACCATTTTTTTGCAGCCTGAACAGGTTCTCACAGGCTCTCTGTGGGGAAACCATCAGCGCCAGC